TTTGTACCAGATCTTTTTGTTACACCACCTTCTGCTCGTAAAAAAAAATTTTGTAATCTTTGAGCAGAGTTAGCATATATTTGAGTATCTGTTCTTGATAGTATTGATGGATTTACTTCACCAAATTGAAAGTTTTGAATAGGAATACGAACTTTTCGCATTAACTTCTCCTATTCGTTATAAATCTTGATGTAACAAGTTTTCTTGTTGTTTGTTGTTGTGCATCTATACTTCTTGCTTTTGCCATTAATTGTGTTGCTTGTGTTGATATTGCATTTGCTAATGATGCATCTCTTGCAACAGAAAGAGCTAGTGGAACAGCTAAAGAATAAGTTACAGCTAATGTAAAATATGCAGGAAATGTTGATTCATCAGCACGAAAGGTATAATCAACAATAACTTCATCTGTATCAGTTGTATCGGCAAAAACTT